GGGCGCCGCCCCGCGAGGTGAGCGACGCGGCAAGAGCCGACTACTACACCAAGGTCGCCGGCGTGAACGGCGACTGGGCGGATTCCGACGTGGGACTGTCCAAGCTCGGACTCACGGCCGGCGAGCTCCAATCGTTCCGCGCCTACCAGCAGCGGATGAAGGCCCAACGGAACATCGACCAGCTCAAACAGCAGCGGATGAATCCGCAGGACACGGAGGCGGCTGATGGCAGCGAATCCGAAAGCCCCGCCGGAACTGCAGCCGCTGCTGGACAAGGCGTACAGGGACTACCAGACCGACCTTGACAACCTCAGGGAGGGCGCGGCCGACGTCATCGAGAACATGGTCGAACGCGACCCCCTGAACGTCAAGGACGCGATCCGCGACTTCTCCCGCGACGCCTCCCAGCTGGCGAACGAATACTACGACACCGTGCGCGGCCTGTGGGGCGAATACGCGGGCATAGAGCTTGAGGACTTCGACCACACACAGCTCATCGACCCCGACCGCGCCCTCTGGCAGGTGCAGGGCGGCTTCAACAACACCGACTACAACGGCCTGACCTACACGCAGGTCAAGAACGGACAGTCACGCGCGGGAGCCACGATCGACGACCTGTGGCCCGATCTGGGCAACCCGGATGACGCGATGCAATTCGTCGCCGACATGATCAACGCCTCCGCACGCCTGACCACCCAACGCAACATGCGCATCGACCCGTCGAAACCACGATGGGCCAGAGTGCCGCGCGGAGCGAGGACATGCGCGTTCTGCACCATGCTCGCCTCACGGGGCTTCACCTACCTGAGCGAAGACTCGGCAGGTCTGGAGATGCAATACCACCGGGACTGCGACTGCCAGATCGTCCCCAGCTGGGGCCGCCAGACACTCGCCGGATACAACCCCGAACGGCTCACCGCCATGTGGCAGGAAGCCAGCAAGGAAGGCGGCGACTACCGGGAGAAGCTCAAGCGCATGCGCCGGAACAATCCCCTGGCGTTCACGGACGGCGTCTACCCGACGCCGACCATGTCGTGGGAGCAGTCCGTCAGGCTCCTGTCAATGAAGGGAGAGACCAAAGGCACGGCGGAATCCTGGTACCGGCGCCAGATCGCCGTCGGCGTCGACCCGAGCCAGGAGATTCTCGAACGGCACGAAATCGTGTTCCTTGAGAAGTTCAGGCGCTTGGGAGAGGAATACGAGTGGATACCGAAAAGCCATGACGGCAAGCCCAGCAACGACTTCCATTGGCTGAGCCACGAATGCGACGCGGAACTGAAATCGCTGGCCAGCCTGAAATACAGGAACGTGGCCCAACGCATCAACGACGCCGTCGTCGGCGGCGTCGAACAGGGCGTTGTCAAGGACGTGTTCGTACTGGACTTCGGAAGCACGAAACTGCCCGACAAGTTCGTCAACCAACTGTCGCTGTACAACGCCCGTCATGAATCCCACATCAAAGAGCTGTGGGTGTTCGACTCGGAAGGATTTCACCAAATCGTATTGAAATAGAAGAACGGGGATAACCCCCCGGATTATGTGCCGGTCTCAAGAGCCGGTTACGTGGGATCCCCGTTACCTCGATTCTACCATACGGCGGGTTGCCAGAGAGGCCGATCGGGGCCGACTGTAAATCGGCTGCTCCACGCCACGCAGGTTCGAATCCTGCACCCGCCACTCCACGCCGCCCGCACGGGTGGTTTTTTATGCCCGAAACGGGCCCCAACCATAGGAGGAACCATGACCGAAGAAGCCAACGGCAACCAGCAGGCGGCATCGACCGAGAACGGAGCGAAGCCGCCCGAAATCGACTACGAGGCTAAATACAAGGAGGCCATCGCCCATTCGCGGGAATGGGAGAAACGCGCCAAGGACAACAAAGCCGCCGCCGACGAGCTGCAACAGCTCAAGGAGGCCCAGCTGTCCGAAGCCGAGAAGACCGCCAAGCACATCAAGGAGCTTGAAGCCTTGAACGCCGCTTACGAGGCGGAGAAACAGCAGAACGAATGGAAATCGCAGGTCTCCAAGGAGACCGGCGTGCCCGCCTCGCTGCTGCACGGCGATTCGCTGGAGGCCATGAGCGCGAACGCGAAGGCCATCGACCAGTACGCGCACCCCAAGCCCAAGGGCATGCCCAACCAGGGCAAGACCCCCGACGGCAAGGCCGCCGGCGCCGACGAACGCGCATGGGCCGACAGCCTGTTCTCCAACCTCTGAACATCGACAAACCATCTGAAAGGAACACAACATCATGGCAATGGACACCAGCAAACTCCACCTGCCCAAGACCGTCGCCACGGCCGTCGTCAACAAGGTCAAGGAGACATCGACCATCGCGGCCCTGTCCCCGAGCAGCCCGCAGATCTTCACCGACAAGGAATACATGATCTTCAACGGCGCCGCCGAGGCCGACGTGACCGCCGAAGGCCAGACCAAGAGCTCCTACGAACAGGACCTGAACTACGTGAGCGGCAAGACGTTCAAGGTGCAGACCACAACCCGCATCACCAGCGAACTCAAATGGGCCGACGAGGACAACCGCTTCCAGATCATCCAGTCCATCCAGGCCGACCAGGCCGAGGCCATCGGCCGCGCCCTCGACTACGTCGTCTACCACGCCGTCAACCCCAAGACCGGCGAACCCCTCACCGGATTCGACGCGCTCACGGCCCGCGCCATGCAGGTCACCGCCGGAGACGACGACATCACCAACGTCGACAACCTGGCCGACCAGCTCAACGAGACCTACGACATCAACGGCATCGCCATCAGCCGCACGTGGGCCTCCCGCCTGCGCAAGATCCGCGTGCCCGCCACCGGCATGCGCTACTACCCGGAGATCCCGCTCAACCTGCAGGTCGGCACCCTCGACGGCATCAAGGCCGCCACCAGCGCCACCGTCAACGGGGCCAAGGCCAAGACACCCACCAACGTGCTCGCCATCATGGGCGATTTCAGCCTCATCAAATGGGGCATGGTGCGAGACATCACCAGCGAGATCATCCCCTACGGCGACCCCGACCAGACCGGCGTGGACCTCAAGGCCCACAACCAGATCGCCTACCGCACCGAGGCCATGTTCTCCTACGCGGTCGTCGACCCCAAGGCGTTCGCCGTGCTCAAGACCTCCACGGAAGCAGGTGCCTGATGGGCGCGTTCACCCAAGACTTCATCGTCCAGTCGGCAGGCAAGAAGAAACACAAGACCGGGGCCATGGACGTGCCCGCGCGCCTGTGGAACCCGGACGGCACGCCGTTCACCGCTTTCGGAGGCGTGAAGAAGGGCACGGCCGTCGCCACCGTGGCCGCCGCCGACGCAACCGTCTCGGCCGGCGCCGCGCCGACCAAGGCCGAGTTCGACGCCGTGGTGGCCGAACTGAACGAGACGAAACGGCAGCTGAACACGCTCATCGGCTCGCTCAGGACCGCCGGCGTCATCGGCTAAAGGAGCTCCATCATGGCCGACGAACAGCCGAATCCGTTCGCCACGCACGAGGACCTGGAGAAACGCTGGCATACGCTCACCCCCGACGAACAGGCGCAGGCGGACGAGCTGCTGCTCGATGCGGGCGAGAGCATCCGCAACCACGTGTCCGTCTACCCCGAGACCCGCGAGGAATCGTGGTGGACGGCGCACCGGCGCGGCCTCGAGATCGTGTGTTGCCAGATGGTGCGCACCGCGATGGAGCAGCAGGTGTCCGGCGTGCCCACGGGCGTCACGCAGAACACCGAGACCACCGGCCCTTTCTCCAACTCCTATTCGTGGGCTTCGCCGGACGGCTACCTGCGATGGAACAACGACTACCTGAGCGTTCTCGGCTTGGGTGGCCGGCGCGCCTTCGCGATCGACATGGCATCCGGGGAGGTGCTCTGATGGAACGCATCGACGTTTGGCGCGGTGAGCCTGAGCTCGACGCCGACGGCAACTCCGTGCAGGGCCCGCTGGAACTCGTCGCGAGTTTCGACGGGCTCGTGGCCCCGGTGAACACGCCGGAAACGTCCTCGGACGATTCGCAGGGCGTGACCTGGGACCACGCCATCTACATCCGTTCCAAGACCCCCACCGGCATCCGCGACACGGATGTCATCGGCGTGCGCGGCAGGCGGGTGCCCGTCGACGGCGTGGTGTGCGCGTGGGAGAAACCCGACGGCACGCACGTCGGCGACGTCGTCAACGTCAGACTGAAGGAGGGGTAGATGGCCCGGAGCAAGGTCAAGGTCGTGCTCGACCACACGAATTTCAGCGGCGAAGTGCTCAAACGCGCCGTCAAACCGGTCATGGACGACGTGCAGGAACAGGTGGAGGGCATGGCGGCGGTGGATCCGGCGATCAAGGTGTACCGCAACGAGGACACCGACCGCACCAACGTTGTCGCCACCGCTCCGGCCGCGTTCGAACAGGCCCACGGAGCGCTCTCGCAGATGCTGGGCATGGTGGTCGTATGAGCGTCATCCGGCCACCCGTCCGCCCGAACCGGGTGGAACCCGTGCTGCTCGAACGTCTGCGCGAACGGTTCCATGACGTGGAGTTCGGCACCGTCCGCAAACGCGACGACCCGCCCAGGGAATGCGTGCTGGTCGCCGTACCGGGCCAGAAGGCCACCCCCGTCAGCCAGCAGGCGCGTTTGCGCGTCTCCGTGTGGGTGCGCCGCGACGACGGGACCGGCGACATCGACGCCGCGCAGAACCTCGCCGCCGACATCGAACTGTACCTGACCGGCCTGTATCCGCCAAGGCCGGTCGTCACCATCGACCACGAGTCGGGGCCGATCCGCATGAGCGACGAGAACGGCTGCCTCATGGCGTACCTCACGCTCCTGCTCACCGTCGAAACCAACCAAGCATAATCATCGAAAGGCGTATGGCAAATGGCCACAGACACTTCGTACATCACCAGCGGCAACCGCGCCGACCTGGTCAAACTCATCAAGGACTACGCGCTCTTCCTGTGGAAGCTCGACGATCCGAACATCCCCGTGATGCCCGACTCCGAGAACTGGACGCCGCCGGAGGGCAAGAAGCCGGTCGGCTACAACAGCGAGGACGGCGCGGTACTGCACCCCGAGCCGGGCGACGAGACCGAGATCAAGGGCCACAACGGCGACATCGTGGTCTCCGAACAGGAGCCCGGCTACTGGACCCTGCAGATACCCGGCATCGAATGCCGTCAGGACATCGCCGAAGCCTACTTCGGCGTCAAGGCCGACACCGACGGCAACTTCCATGTCAGGGACGCGGCCACGAACATCGAATACATGGCCGTGCTCGCATGCCTCGACCAGTACGGCAACCCGATCGTGCTGCCCATCGGCAAATGCAAGGTCTCCGACCGCGACGACATGACCCTCGTATCCACGGAGGTCGTGACCTTCAACGTCACGTTCAAGATGTTCAAGGCCTCGGACGGCTACATGTTCCACGTCTATGGTCTGCTCGCGGCCGAGAAGGCCGGACTGGCCACCAAGGTCGACTCGCTGGCCGCCACCCCGAACACGCTGACCGTCGCCGCCGGCCGCACCGCGACGTTCAACGTGACCGTCTCCCCGGCGAACGCCTCCGGCTGGACCATCACCGCAACAAGCGGCGACACCGCGAAAGCCATCGCCACCGTCAACGGCAACACCGTCACCGTGACCGGCAAAAGCGCCACCGAAACCGGCAAACCCGTCACCATCACCGCCACCGCCGGCGGCAAGAACGTGACCGTGCCCGTCACCGTCACCGCCTGACCCTGACATTCTTCCCCGTCCGCGCCGATGGCGGTCCCTGCGGACGGGGAACCCCACCCACCAGACCGCCGCACACACTTTTTTCAGGAGGCCGCCATGAGCGCAGAAAACAAGACCATCGAAATCGAACCCGACATCAACACCGACGCCGAACAGCAGCCCGACGTATGCCTCAGCCTCAAGGGACTCGACACCGAAGTCACACTCCCCAACCTCAACTCCGCCGACCTGCCCATCGAACTGGTCAACGTCGTGCTCATCGTCAAAAGCAAGGTCGTCCTCTCCGAGGAGGAGACGTTCCACGCCACCGCCGTGTTCCTCGCCTACCTGCAGGAAATGCAGCCGACCCTGTGGAACAAGCTGCGGAAGGCCGGCAACCCGCTCGGCTGGATCAGCGCCATCGTCAAAGGCTGGGCCGAAGGATCGGGCATCGACCCAAAATCGTTTACCTCCTCATCCTCCACCAACAGCATCACTCGGCGCTGACCGCCGACTGGCTGACCCGCTACCGGCGCGTCTGGAAGCCATGCCACCTCGACGCATGGCTCGACGCGCCAGCCGGCCGCAAACCATCCGGCAACCTCGACTACGAGAGCGCATGGGCGCTCACCCGCGAAATCCTGCGCGACCACACCTCCAACAGCTTCGCCGCGCTCGCCGGATGGTCATACACGCCCACCGGCGCGGAAATCGCGCTCTGGGACCAGATGGAACTCGAAGGCCGACTCAAACGCAAAGGCTACCGGCCATGGGCCGACCGGAGAACCGACATGTTCCGCCGGCCGGCCACGGAAACCCACGCCGATTATGAGGCGCGCATGGCCCGCCGCAAACGCCTCAACGACCACTACCACATCGAATGACCCCGACCGCCATCGGGGCCTCCCAACCACACAGGAGAAGCCACGATGGCAGAAAGCAGCATCGGCGTCGTCTACATCGAAGTCGCCCCCAGCGGCAAAGACTTCGGCAAGAAACTCGAAGGCGACATCACCCAAGCCGCCGACAACGCCGCCAAGACCGGCGGCACCAGCATCCTCGGCAAATTCGGCGGCGCATTCGGCAAAATCGGCAAAATCGGACTCGGCGCCATCGGCACCATCGCCGGAGGCATCACCGCACTCGCCGCCAAAGGCGGCTTCCAACGCGCCCTCGCCATCGAAAACGCGCAGGCCAAACTCAAAGGACTCGGCCACGACTCCAAAAGCATCACCGAGATCATGAACAACGCGCTCGCCAGCGTCAAAGGCACCGCGTTCGGCCTGGGCGACGCGGCCACCGTGGCCGCGACCCTGAGCGCCGCCGGCATCAAATCCGGCGACCAGATGACCAACGTCCTCAAAACCGTCGCCGACACCGCACAGATATCAGGCCGCAGCCTCACCGACATCGGCACCATCTTCAGCAGCGTCGCCGCCCGAGGCAAACTGCAGGGCGACGACATGCTCCAACTCATGAGCTCCGGCGTACCCGTCCTCCAACTGCTCGCCAAACACCTCGGCAAAACCTCGGAAGAGGTCTCCGACATGGTGTCCAAAGGCCAGATCGACTTCCAAACATTCGCCGACTCCATGCAGGAAGGCCTCGGCGGAGCCGCATTGGCCGCCGGCGACACCTTCCAGGGCGCGCTCGCCAACGTGAAGGCCGCGCTCGGCCGGATGGGCGAAGGCCCCGGCAAGCTCGCGCTCGAATCGTTGCGCAAGACGTTCAACGCGGCCATTCCGGCCGTGGACGCGCTCTCAAGCCAGCTCACACCGTTCGTGGAGCAGTTGAACGGCAAGCTCACCCCGTATGTGGACAGGGCCGTCAGGCTCATCGAGCAATTCAGCCAGGGGTTGCAGGACGGCAGCATCACCGTTCAGGACATCGTCGGCAGTCTCGGCCAATTGGCCGGAGCGTTCGCATTGTTCGCCGGGGTCGGCGGCAACGTGGACAAGATCACCAACGTGTTCGACACGCTCGGCAAAATCGGTGACGGCGGACTCGGCCAGCTCACTGGGAAACTCAGGCAGATGCCCGGCCAGCTCCAGTCGAGCCTGACGGGCCTGCAGCAGTTCAAATCGTATTTCAACAAGGATATCCGCGACGCTCTCGCCGTGGACGGCGACCCGTTCGCGTCGGCCGTCAACCGCATCCGGCAGGGCGCGGACAAGCTCACTGGCCCGCTCAAACTGCTCGGCGCGAAGATCGCGGGCTCCGATGTGGGCCAGTCGGTCGCCGGAATGGCGGACAGGCTGGGTGTCGGATTCGGAAAGCTCACCAGCGCATTCGATTCGAACATCAAGGTGCTGGGCGTCAGGGTCGGCAACGGCTTCTCCGGTGTGTTCACCAAGATCACGAACAGCAAGCTCGTATCCGGACTGGGTGCGATGGCGGGCAAGGTGCAGTCCGCGCTGAGCCCGCTCGCATCGGGATTGGGGGACGTGTTCGGTGGCATCGGCGACATCGTGGGTCCGAAACTGCAGGCCGGATTGGGTAAGATCGGCTCCCTGTTCGGCTCGTTCTTCAGCCCCGGCAATTTCATGAAGTTCCTCGGCGTCGGCGCCATCATCGCCGCACTGGTCGCGGGACTCGGCCTGCTCGACCAGAGCATGCAGGGGCAGCTGTTCGCCATGATCGGCCGGTTAGGGGCGCAGCTGCCGGGCATGCTGCAGAAACTGAGCATGCAGATCACCGCGAACCTGCCGCAGATGATCGCGCAGGGCGCGGCCATCCTGACCGCGCTGATGAACACGATCAGCGAGAACGCTCCCCGGCTGTTGTCCACGGCGGCGCTGCTGATCACCACGCTCGTGCAGGGGCTTGGACAGGCGTTGCCGACCCTCCTGCCCGCAGCCGTGCAGATGATAACCTCTCTGATCACGGCGCTCATAGCGCAGGCCCCTATGCTCATCGAGGGCGGCATGCAGCTCCTGCAGGGGCTCGTGCAGGGCATCATGAACTCATTGCCCACGCTCATCGCCGCGATACCCCAGATACTGCAGGCCCTGCTGACCGCGTTCACGACCGCCCTGCCCACGGTCCTCAACATCGGCGTGGACATCATCCTCAACATCGTCAACGGCCTGACCTCCGCCATGCCGCAGCTTGTCGCGATGCTCCCCACCGTCATCCAGACGCTGATCAACGCGTTCACCAAGAACCTGCCGGGCATCGTCCAGGTCGGCGTCAACGCGCTGGTCAAGCTCATCGACGGCCTGTCCCAGGCCATCCCGCAGCTCGTCGGCTACATCCCGCAGATCATCGCGAGCATCGTCAACACGCTCGCCTCGAACCTGCCGCAGATACTGCAGGCCGGCGCGCAGATCCTCATCACCCTCGCCGGCGGTCTCGCCAAGGCCATCCCGCAGCTCATAAGCCAGATACCCGCCATCGTGCGCTCCATCTGGAACGGGTTCACAAGCGTGAACTGGGGCGAGGTCGGCATGAACATCATCACCGGCATCGCCTCGGGCGTCACATCCGCCGCCGGCCAGCTCGTCGACGCGGCGGTCGGTGCAGCCAAGGACGCGTTGAACTGGGTGAAGGACAAGCTCGGCATCCATTCGCCGTCCCGCGTGTTCCGCGACCAGGTCGGCGTGATGATCGGCCGGGGCATGGCCGAGGGCATCGATCAGAGCCAGCGGATCGTCAACCGCAGCCTCGACAGGATAGCCGCCGGGCTCACGCTCGACGACCATTCGTTCGGCTCGCCGCTCATCGGCGGCGTCACCGGCGGCACGGGAATGCTGCGCGACGACAGGGAGCAGACGGCCACGCAGACCGCCCTGCTGGAACAGCTGCTCGCCGCACTGGTCGCCCTGCACGCGGACATCCCGACCATGCTGCAGGCATTGGGCATCGAACTCGACGGACGAGAAGTGGGAAGGCTGGTACGCAAGTATGCAAACGCTTAAATACGTGTGCGGCTCCACCGGCGACGAGATCGGCATGAGCGGCCCCGACATCTTCGCGCAGACCGCCGAAGGCATCCGAGGCCGCTCATGGAGCTACGACCTCGGCTACCGGAGCCTGACCGGCGTGACCCGGGCCGCGAGGGAGACCGACCTGGAACTCACCTACCTGCGGTGTCCGGAGAAGGCGGACTGGACGCGCCGCCTATTCGACGCGGACGTGGCGGCCGGCACCCCCGGCATGCTGGACGCGGACGGCTGGACCACGCGCGCCTACGTGGTCAAGGCGGAGTCGCAGACCATCACGCCGGTGATAATCCAGCAGAAGCTCACCGTCGTCCTGTTGGACGGCATCTGGCGCAAGGCCGGGGAATCGCAGCACTTCTGGAGCGACGCGCTCCAGCCCGGATTGGATCTCGATTACCCGTACGACTATCCGCATGATTATCTGGCGACCGTGCGCGACGTGGTGGCCTCGAATCCAATGCCCACTGCCATGCCGTTCCAGATGGTGATATTCGGGCCGGTGTCGAACCCGCAACTCACGTTGGGCGGCAACCGGTACGCGCTCGACATGGACATACCCTCGGGCTCCTACGTGACCGTCACCTCGATTGCAGGCCGTCGCACCATCGTCATGACCGCCGAGAACGGCGACGAGACCAACGTGTTCGACAAGGGCCGGCGCGGAACCGGTCTCAACGGGGGCGAATACATCTTCCAGCCGATACCGGCCGGCGATTCCATCGTGCAGTGGAGCGGCTTCGGCGTTGATTTGACCGTCTATCAGGAGGAAAGCGAGCCACCATGGTCGAACTGATTGTCACCGATGCGAGCCACGTGGACCAAGCCAGTCTTGAGGGCTTCACGCTCGATGCCGCGTGGGGCGCGGACGAGAACGATTTCGAACTGACCGTGGACCGGCTCATCGATGCCGGTAGCTACGTGTATTTCGACGGCGGCGAATGCGGGGGCGTCGTGGACTCCCTGAAGGACTCGCTGAAGGACGGCCGCAGCACCCTCACCTACGGCGGTCGCACGTGGCACGGCATGTTGGCGAACAAGATTTTGGAGCCTGATAAGGGCAAGGATTATCTCACCGTGAGCGGCACGGCCAGCACGGTCATCGGCTCGCTCATCAGTCGCGTCGGTCTTGACGGCGTGTTCGACGCGGTGGACTCGCCCGCTGCCGGCGCGCAGACCATCAAGCAATACCAGTTCGACCGCTACACGGACTGCTATACGGGTTTGCGGAAGATGTGCGCGGCCAACGGACTGAAACTCAGGCTTGCTTACGCGTCCGGCCAGGTCAACATCTGGGCCGAACCGGTTGCGCATTACGGCGACTCGATTGATTCCGATTTGATCGATTTCGACGCGACGCGCACGTGGCGCAAACCGAACCATCTCATCGGCCTGGGCAAGGGCGATTTGGCGGCCCGCGTGGTCGTCCATTGGTATGCGGACGCGAAAGGCAACGTCAGCCAGACCCAGTCGCTCAAAGGCGTGGACGAGATAACGCAGGTCTACGACTACAGCAACGCCGAAACCGCCGAACTGAACCAGAAGACCCGTGAGAAATTGCAGGATCTGCAATCCGAGGGTGATGTGAAGGTCACCGTCCGCGACGACGCGAACGTGGTGTTCGACGTTGGCGACACCGTGACCGCAAGGGATAATCTCACCGGCATCACCGTCAACGCCTCGATAACCAAGAAAATCGTCAAGGTCTCCGACGGCGTGATGTCCGTCGATTACGAGGCCGAATAACAAGGAAGGACACGCCATGGCGCGTATCGACAATGCGACGGTCATGCAATGCGACCGGTGCGGCAGGAACAAGTGGTACAAGGATCTGGACGATCCGGATATCAAGACGTGGTACAACGTCAACCGGTTGGATTCCACCGGCACGGGCCACGATTACCTGTTCTGCGAGCAGGATTACGCGGATTATGTGAACAAGCTCAAGGACTTCGACAACAGTTTCGACAGTTGGATGCAGAACGGAGGCAAGCGGAATGGCTGAACTCGTCACCGGGCATGCGAACAAGGCGCATGTCACCGCCGAACAGGCCGCAGGCCTCAACGCCGGCATCCTCGGCTTGGACGACTACGTGCTCGACGTGCACGACAAGTTCAAAATCACGGTCGTTTCCGCGAACAGGGTGACCATCGGCACGGGCGAGCTGGTCATGCAGGGCCGTCACGTCAGCCAGGGCACGCCCGAGGACCTGATCGTCACCAACGGCAGCCAGGGGCAGAAACGCAATGATCTGATCGTATGCCGGTATACGAAGGGCGCGCAGAGCATCGAGAGCGCGAAACTGGTCGTGGTCAGGGGCACGCCCACCACGGGCACGCCCACCGACCCCGCCGTGAACACGACCAGCCCGTTGGACGGGGGCACCACCTACGACATGCCCCTGTACCGCATCCCGTTGGATGGCATCGCCATCGGCACACCAGTCCCCCTGTTCAACGTTTTGAGGCCGATGAGCGACGTGTGGGATTCCCTAACCCAGCGTTCCATGACATGGAAGGTGCCCTACAGCGATAGCAGGATTACGTTGACCCGCGTAGGTGATATATGCTTCTCGGGCGGCAACGTGAAATTCAATCAGAGCGGCGAAAACAATTACGTACAGGCGCAGGAAACCATACCCGAGGGGTATCGTCCAGCGGAAAAGTCGAACGTTCCCATCGCCGTGTTCGGCGTAAACACCACGTTCATCCTCTACGGCGAGCATACGGGCCGTGTGGTCATGCTCGGCAACCCGAACAACGCATACGCCGGATGTACCGGCGTATGGCTGACCAGCGACCCAATGCCCGCCGCATAAAGGTTTCTCCTTAGGCGACCGGATAGGTGACCAGACAATAGAATGCGTCGCCGTTCTGCGCGCCGCCGTCCTGCCGCCACGTCACCTTGCCGTTCGAGCCGACCTCCACTTTGATTGGCTGTTGGTTGTTTACCTTGCAGGTGGTCACGCTGATGGGCATGGCAGGGCGCAGGCCCTCCGGCATGCTGGCGGTGCCGATATCACCGGTCTTCCACGCGCCGTCACTGGAAATCCATGAAACGTACAGGCAGACTACGCCGCGGGACACGTAATAATCCGCAGTGTACGTGTGCCCGTTTTTGACGAGCGACGCAAGCCGTGTCACGTCGGCGTGGGCTAGGGAATCCTATTGCCCGATCAGCGCGCGCTCCCAGATGCTTTGGGCCTCCTTGAGGGACGCGATTTCCGGTCGCAGATAGAATCTGGCGGTCGTCTTGATGTCGGTGTGACCGAGGAACTTGCTGACCACCGCGATGTTGACTCCCGCTTCCAGGGCGTTGGTGGCCCAACTGTGGCGGAGATTCTGCACCGGCACGTAGGGCAGCGACTCCTTTTTGCACCATGAGGCGTAGCGTCGCGCGGCTTGCGATGGAGTCAGGTCACCGATGATACGGCCCTTCCGGCCGTTGCGGATCTCCCGCAATCGCCGGACGGCGAATCGGGGAAGGGGCAGAAACCGGTCGGACAGTTCAGTCTTCGGCGGCACCACCACTTCGTGGCCGGCCACCCATTGCACTCCACGCTGGATATGAGTGATGCCGGAACGCATATCGATATCCGCCCAATCGACCCCGTACCCCTCTTCCGGCCGCAACGCCAGACACGAGTCCACAATCAGCCAAGCCTCAAGCGCATGGCCATAAAAGCCCTGTAGTTGGCGACGAGTCTGCCCGATGGTCAGCAGACGCGGCACATAGAGCGGCTTGGCCGGCAGATCAATCTCCAAACGGGTCACATCGACCTCTAAGTAGCCCCACTTCGCGGCCTTGCGTAGCATCTGCCTCAACACCGCCCAAGCCTTGCGGGCCGCACCTGGACTCGCGGACCCTGACAGCCACAGCTCGATGTCATCCACGCCGATGTCAGCCAACTCCATGCTGCCGAACACCGGCTCCACATGGCACCGCCAAGCCGACTCATAGCCAACGCGCGTGACCTCGCGCAGGCGCTCGCAATAGCCGACATACCGGTCATCCCAAAACTCTTGCAACAACATTTCGACCTCCGAAAACCCACACGTCTCGCGGCCAATCCGCTCGGTATCGCGTGTGGGTTTTCTCACCATAAAGGAGCCCCACATGTCGCAGTTAATCGAACAACTCGTTGAATGGCTGGTGCCCTTCTTATGCGGTGGTGCGGTCACCGTGCTGGGCCTCATGCGGCGATGGGGCAGAGCAATCATCAACGGGATGCGCGAGCTCCTGCTGTGCCAGTTGGAGGACCTGCGACGCGAAATGGTCATCGAACATGACGGCATCGCCGACGAAGATCTCAAATCACGCTCCCAGCGACTCTATGACAGCTATCACAGCCTGGGCGGCCACGGCCACGGCACATCCCTCAACGACGACATCCAATCTGCGCCAATTGCGCCGCGCAACAGAACTTGAGCCCCGCAATCCCGCGAGACTCCAAACCAAAACATCTCTGAAGGAGAACGCATGAAAAATTGGGAAACCCTCGAAGCGGACGAGGACATGATCCTCAACACGCACTTCACACCTGGGCGCTCCGGCCGCAACATCGACAAGATCGTCATCCACCACAACGCCGGCAATTTGAGTATCGCCGGATGCTACAACGTGTGGCAGACCCGCGAAGCGTCGGCGCACTACCAGGTAGACGCGAACGGTCGCATCGGCCAGCTCGTCTGGGATGCCGACACCGCATGGCACGCCGGCGACTGGGCCGCCAACACCACCAGCATCGGCATCGAACACGCCGACATCAACACCAACCCATGGCAATGCTCGGACGCCACCATCGATAACGGCGCCCATTTGGTGGCCGCACTGTGCAAATACTACGAGCTCGGCCGCCCGCAGTGGGGCGTGAACGTGTTCCCCCACTTCCGCTTCAGCGCCACCGAATGCCCGGCCAGCCTCGCCGGCACCCAGAACGCGGCCTACATGACCAAGGCGCAGTACTGGTACGACAAGATGAGCGGCGGCAACCCCAGCACCCCAAGCACGCCGAGCCAGCCGCAGCAGCATGCCACGAACCTCGAGGCGTTGGCGGACGCGGTGATCCGCGGCGACTACGGCAACGGCGACGAACGCAAGCAGCGGCTCGGCAGCCAGTACGACGCGGTCATGGCAATCGTCAACGCCCGCTACGGAGTCACCACCAACACCACTGCCACCTCCACCAGCACAGGCATCGACATCGACAGCCTCGCACGTCGCGTCATTAACGGCGAATTCGGTGTCGGCGACGCCCGAAAAGCCGCCCTCGGCAGCAACTACAACGCCGTGCAGGCCCGCGTCAACCAGATGCTCGGCCAGGGCGACGGCGGTTCCGCGCCGAGCGTGGATCTCAACGCCTTGGCGGACGCGGTGATTCGCGGCGACTACGGCAACGGCGCTCAACGCCAAGCCGCGCTCGGCGCGAACTACGCGGCCGTGCAGGCGCTCGTCAACAAGAAACTCGGCTACTGAAAAGGAAGGAACAACCATGACCGGCAATACGCTGGACACCCAACTCAACGAGGTCACGGAAACCGGCACGAACACGCCCGGCATCCCCGACCACAAGGCCAACGGCAAGCTCGAACCGGATGACGTGATCTCCGGCGCGGAAGCCGAAGGCCTCGTGCTCTGGTTCAAAGCCTCTCTAGTACGCGCCGTGAAAACTGCGGCCCAGTCGGCTGTCGCCGCCATCGGCACCACGGCCCTGACCATCGGACAGGTGGACTGGCGCATCATCGCCGGCACCGCCGCACTCTCCGTCGTCCTCAGCCTGCTGACCAGCGTGGCCGGCGTCCCCGAAGTGGATGATGGCGCGAGCGTCGCCAAGCTCCTCACCTCCGGCAAATGACCGCGAGGAGGTAACAATCGCGTGTGGATGTTTAAAAATCGCGCGAAAATTACCGTCTATGAAGTCCTGATGGAATAATTTACGCCCTGTTTTAAGATTCGGCCCCGTCCGGCAGCAGCCTCAGCTCTGTTGAGCTGTCTGCGATGCCGGACGGGGCCGAATCTTTTTTGGGGTTCGCGGGATAAAAAACGATGACGGCGGAGTCTTCGTGATTCCGTCGCCACCATTTTTTCGCCCTACTGCCTGTTGTTTCGGGGTGGTCCTGTGACTACATTTTGACTACAATTTGCGAAAAACAAGGCAAAATACTGTAATTAACGTAATCAAGAAAAAGTGCTCAAACCCCTTATGGGAGTAGGGAAGAGCAGTAATTAGGCCGAAGGCCGAAAGTGCGCGAGATGGGACTTGAACCCACGCCGCCCAAACCGACTCCGCCTTACTGCCGCCTTGATTACAGGCCTTTGAAAACACCCTCGTGACTACATTTTGACTACATTTTTTCCAAACCGCGCCGAAAAACTAAGCCACGACTTCCACCTCGGGCATGCGCTCGCTGATGCGCACTGCCACCATGTCCAGGTCGCTGTCGAACAGGTCCGCGTAGGTGTCCAGGGTCATCGCTGCTGACTTGTGGCCCAGCATGCGCTGCAACGCCTTGACGTTCGCGCCGGACGACACGGCGATACTCGCGGCGGTGTGCCGAAGGTCGTGGCAGGTCATCGGCTCCAGACCGGCGGCCTCCAACGCCCGCGCCCACCAGCCATGAGCCTTCTTCCCCACGGACTGCGGGCGAATCGAGTGTCCGTCCGCATCGGTGAACACGAGGCTGTCGGGTTCGAGGTCCCTGATCGCATGCTTGAGCAGGGGAGCGAGTTTGCCGGGAATCGGCACGTCGCGTTGCTCCCAGCTCTTCGGCACTCCCTCCACATACTCGCTGCCGACCTTGGTGATGGTGTGCCGGATATGCAGCTTCCCCTTCTTCAGATCCACGTCACGTTTCCGCAGGCCGGCGGCCTCGCCCCACCTGAGACCGCAGAAGCCCAGGACGAGCACCAGCAGCCGGTGCTCCCCGCACAGTGCGGCCAAAGCGACAAGCTGCACGGGCGTCAGATAATGCCGATCCTCCTTGCGGCTCGGTTTCTTCGGCAACTGGAGCTTCTGCACCGGCGTCAACGACCGAATGTACCCATCATCCACCGCCAACCCGAATATGCCCTTGACGATGCCGAAACAACGCAAAACCAACGTCGGACTCTTGCCACTGGCCGTCATCTCACTCACCCACGTCTGCACCTCACTGCGCCGAATCGACGCAATCTCACGACTCGCCCCCCTCGGCCCCACATGATTCCTCCACGCCGACTCCACCGGCTTGGTATTGCTCGGCTTCCACACCCCCTCATGCGCCGCCAAATACTTCCCCCACAACACATCAACCCGAGTCTTACCCAACGTCGGATCAACAAACGTGCCATCATTCAACCGCGTCGTATTCTCCGCAGCCCAATCAACCGCATCCTTCTTGCGCACAAAACCACGCTTAGTCGTCAAAGAATGATCGGGCTTACGGTAACGCACCATCCACCGGCGCTCGCCGATCCTGGTCTCGTATTTCTCGATGCTCGCCATGAGTATGCTCCATCCCGCCGCTTCATCACGTAGAATGGACGACGAAGCGGCTATCATCTCTCGAACAATTTGATTCTTGCTTCACGGTCTCTGTTGACGCGCCAACGTCAACAGAGACATTTTTTTGATGGTCAGTAGACGTTAAAGCCACTGACTTGTGGGTTCTCGGTGGTACCGGTCACGTAGCATTCGTAGTTCAGTCCCTTGGCTGTGGCTCCATACTCGTTGGTTACGTCAACGGTCGCCTTGTAAAACCATGTGTTGTCGTCGCTGGGCGTAAAGTCTTGGATCACGCCGGCGATATCATGCGTTTTGAACCCATACGGATACTGCTGCTTGCCGTATGCTCGGCATGCCGCAAGGGCAGCGCTTGTGGTCAGCTTTTTCGTCAGATTATCTGCCTGCGTTTTCTTGGCGGAATCCTCTTCTACGTTGCTCTTAGTATCAACGGTGAGGTCAATGGTCTCGCTGAGGATGGTGTGCGGCGTGGTAGCGGTGACAATCCATTCGATTCCAGCGGCACTGTCATCGATGATGCGTTGTGCGTTGTCATCGGTTTCGGCACCGTGCTTGAGATAGATTTCGCCGAGTAGGTTTTCCTTTTTGAGCTGTTCGATTGCGTCTTTCGCTGGTTTGCCTTTGAGCTCTTCAGCCAGTTGCTTGATTTTGTTGCTTTGTGACGTGGCTTGCTTGGTGGCTTTATCGGCCTCGGTCTCTATGGTCAGGTTCACGGTGTCGACGGTGGAGGCTTCCTTCCCGGCCTCTGGATCTTGAGCACGCACAGTTCCGTTGAGTGCCGCCTTTCCCGAGAGGTCTTTTGCGTTGATGCTGTAAAAGCCGGCATCATTGAGCGTGCTGCGGGCCTCATCCAGTGTTTTCCCTGTGACGTCAGGCACCGTCGCCTGTCCACAGCCGGCCAAACCTATCAGCATCAATGCTGACAGAAGCAGTGCGATGGTCTTTTTCATGGGTTCCTTCTTTCTCAGTGAATGTTTTCGCGTAGGATTTGTCGGTAGTCTTCGATGACTTGGACAGTGACGTTGAGCTCACTGGCCATTTGGTGGGGTTCGCCGTCATACATACGTTCGGCTACGGCGTACGCGGCTGGGTTGATGAGCAGCATTGCGGTCTCGCGGCGACATCGGCGTTCGATCTTGCTGCCCGCGCACCCGTCCGAAGTGTCATCGCCGTGCCGCCAATGAACGAGTTCGTGCACCAGGGCACAGCGCTTGCGCACATAGGTTATGCGCCTGTCGATGAGCACGGTGTTCGTGGCGAGGCAGTAGACCCCATCCAACTTGCCGGGCAATTGGGCGCTGGCCACATGAAGGTCGGGTGCGACCTGGTACAGGGTCATGCGCATCTGACCGTAGCTCATGCGCGGCGACAACGGCAGCAGCGTCGACCGGCCGTTCATACCGGATTACCTTCATCACTGTCTGATGTGTTTTCGATCTGTCCTTGTATGGTCTCGGTCGATTCGATGATTGCCCGAAGCCGTTCCATGGCCGGAACATCGTCCGCCAATTTCTCGCGCTGTCTGTCCGCCTCGCGCTTCAGCATTTCGTAGCGTCGAGCCTTGTCATAGCCCTGCTGGATGAACATGGCGCTCAATGCCTCGATGTTCTGGAGGATGACCAGATCCCGTACGGAGGCATAGTCGCGCATGTTGCCCTTCCACCCCTCGTGTGTGCTTTTCCATTCGCTGGCCTTTTGGCCGAATACCGCCAAGTTGATGACGTCCGCCTCGCTGGCATAGGCCAGGCGTTCGCGCCATTTCGGCAGATCCCGGCTTTGTAGCGTGTCCTTCACGGCATCGGTATGCAAGCGGTAGTTCGTCTTGGCGAGTTCGCGTCTTGCGTGCCACTCGATACCGGAACGCTGCTGTTCCGCCGCCTTGAGCCGCTGGTAGTCCTTGATTATGAACAGGTGGAATTCGGGGCTGATCCATGAGGCGAATGCGAATGCGATGTCCTTGTGCGCGTAGGTGCCTCCCGAGCGTCCTCGTTCCGCTCGTATGCCGATGGCGTGTGTCTGATCGACCCATTCGGCGGATGACAGGCCGAACACGTTACGTCCGGACTTGGCTTGGATGGCGGCTGCGGCGGACTCGTTGAAGTCGGGGTTGGAGATACTTTCCCATGCGGTCAGGAACTGTATGGTGTCTGAGTTGCGAAGCCATCGGCGGATGACTTCCGCAGGCCGGCTGCTTTCATGGCGCGCCATGTCGGTGAGGCTGATGTAGTCTTCTCCTCCGACCGCTCGTATGGTTATGTCCACGTCTTGCGCGTGAATTCTTGAAATGTTATCCACCGTGATTTCCTTTCAGAATCAACGTTTTCGAGTTGTCCACAGCTAAAAGTGTCCGAATTCGGTTCTTTTTAGCAATCGAAAAAAGGTGTATACTGAAATTTTTGCCTACTTTGTTATGTTGTTCTTCATGTAGTACGTGTAGGCGGAGTCGAATGATTCAGTGAAGAGCCTCCTCATGATTTCTATGGCGTTGACGTATGCGGATCGCGACGAGACGCGGGCGGTGCTCCAGAACAGCGCGCGATACAGGGGAGCATGTCGTTTTTCGAAGTCCTCCTTGTCCGTTGCATATTCGTCCGTGAAGTACTTCGCGTAGGCGACCTGGTCGGATTCGCTGGTGTTGAATGCGGCGAGTTTCGCGGAAAGGTCGCATACCTGCTGGACCCTTGTCAGCGCGTCCGGGGTCGAGAAGTAGCCCGGTTCGTGCAATGCGAGTCCGAACAGGAGCTTGAGCATTCGTTTGGAAGTCCTGACCTTGTTGATGGGCGTGGGGATGTTGGCCATGGCTATGATGCCGGTGTTCAGATCCTCTATGCTGGCGATTTGCTTCTTGGTGAGTGCCGGCATGTTCTCCACGGAGGCAATCACGGCCTTGTCTCCCGCGTTGAGTTGGAGGCGGTCGAACCATGTGCCGAGGACCGAGTAGTAGACCTTTTCGAGTTCGGCGCGTTTGAATCCGGTGCAGTTGACCTTTTCCAGGAAGTCCTGCGCGGGGAGGCGGTCGAAGTATGTGCTCATGGGGTTGTCGGGCAAGGCGTTGATGATTTCGCCCGCGCGTAGTTTCTCCTGGTTCTGGAGCACTTTGAAGTAGTTGCGTATCTGGGCGGGGTCGGCGGCCTGCATGGTGTACACGGGGATGTTGTACGTGTTGAAGTTCATGCGGATGCTTTCGGGGAGGTCCTTGAACGACAGTCGTTTCGCCCGGTGCATGCGGGCGATGCCGTCCGGGTCGGAGTCTCCGACAATGCGGTCGATGATGTCTTTGGCCTGGTCGGAGTTCTTCTTGCTGAGCTGGTACCAGTCGTCGTAGTTGTCGATCCACTGGCCGACGTTGCCGCCTTCCATGAACCGGAAGATGGTGGTGAGTCGTTGTTTGCCGTCGACGAGTTCTTGCCGGGCGTTCTTGTCGTTGGCGTGGTCGAGGTTGTTGATGACGATGTTGCCGATTGGGTAGTTGAGGATGATGCTGAGGACGAGCTGGTCCTTGTAGTCGTTGGACCAGATGTATCCGCGCTGGTAGTCGGGGGAGATGTCGAGGCCGTTGGCGCGCGTGTTCTTGATCGAGGTCATGAGCGAGATGATGGGCAGCTGCGAGGGTGTGATGTTCAGTCGTTGAAAAATCATTCAGAATCCTTAGAATATAAAGTATTTCTTCTCTTATGACCATAAATCATAGTAATACCCATAGAATATAAGTAATAAAAACGCTTATATTCTATCTGGGGCGGAATAGGGCCGGTCGATTTACGTGGGATCGTCCCCATCGCCATCGAACTTGTGCTCGTCTTCCAGGGCGACGATGTCCACGTCTCCGCGATGCAGTTTTTCGAGTGTCATGCGCACGCGCTCATCATCATCAACAAAGCGCTCGCCGACGAGTGAAGGTTTCGAATCAGCTTCCGCCGCGTTCTTCGCCTCACGCCGAAGGGATTCGTAACGAATGGCCTTCAGCTCTGCAATTGGGTCTTTCTTGCATAAATCGGCAATCGCAAAAAACTCAGATAAACGTACTGGTGCCTTCGTCTGTTTTCTGAGATCGCGAACACGTCCATATGAGAGACCGCCAGAAGTAATCCGGTCAATTTCGCGATTGCTCAGACCGGCGGCATTAATCATCTTGTCGATTGCTTCGGAGGCTACGACATCTAATGTGCCCCACTGATAACTTCTGCTTGGCATGAATTAATGATAGCAAGCGACACGCCGCACTTGCTATCAACTGATGACATGTGTAATCATATGGGCATGATTACAAGTGACATCGCCTTGAGGGCTATGGATAAATTGCGAGCAGCATCGGTGAGCAGCAAACTCTCCAAAGTCGAGATTGCGAAGCGCACAAACGTTGACCGAAACACTGTCACGAAGAGGCTCTGCAGCAACGATCTCTCCATCAGCGCATTTTTCGCCACTGCGGAAGCAGTTGGCATCAATCCGATTGATGCTCTCACCGAGGCATACAATCAATCACCCTCTGCTGCTGAGAACACTATTCCAGCGCTCGCCGAAAGAGGTACGAAATGAGAAAAATGAGCAAGGGCGATGTCCGGGAGTGGCTGCCCGGTGAGTCTCTTGAACGGGTTGACTTCGGCAACGGCGTTACGGGAATGGATAAACGCTGCCCGAAGGACGATTCCGACCGGGGATTGAAACAACTCATGTGGAAATGCGCTACAATCGCGGCAGACGGCGGGCCTCACGTGAAAGTGGCATTCTGCGATTATTGGATCGACGGACAAAAGGTACCGGGACAGTTCCAAGTGAGCTGGACGGGACATACTTCATCCACCGGCGGATTCGACTCGACATGGTCGTATCTCAACGGACTGCAGAACGGCTACCTCATGGCGGATCATCACTGTTCCGGCTTGTACGCCACTCTCCGAAGCTTCTTCAGCGGCATGTTCGGCTCGTCGTCCCAACGCCATGAGAACACCACTGGAACCGGGCCGTTGGTCACGTACTCGATGGTCTCGGACGGCTCGAACGAATCCGGAATCTTCGTTCGCAACCGAAGCACATATGAATCATCATCAAGCGTCACCGACTCCACGTACACCCTGCGAGAACCGGTGATTGTCACACGTCGTATGGATCCGCGAACCCATTCCGCCTCTCCGAACGGCGGCTTGTCGAACTCCGCCCGTTGCATGGCAGTCTGCTCGTTCAGACTGTCGGCCTGGTCGCGCAGGGCAGCTATCTGGCTTTTCAGTAAATCGATGTCATCACGCCGGTCGTTGTCGCGTTCCTTGGAACTTCTGTGCTCCATGACCCATCCGGTAATCGTCACGACCAGGGTCAGCACGAATCCGGCAAGCTCGACGCCATGTTCCGCAATCCAATTCATGAACCACACACTACATCAATCCTGCATCCTCGCCCTCGCCAAGGAAGGCGCGAAATGAAAGAATTCTTGTTTTCCGGCGTCCCGACAGGCACGCTGCTGTCCAGTGCGGCCTTCCTCATCGTTTTCGGCATCGCGTTGAAGAACGGCAGCCTCATCATCTCCGGAATCATGCACCTCATCTGGACCGCCGACCGTTCCTTCCTCATATTTTCGTCAGCCGAAAGCGAGGTGAAGTGATGGGAACCATCAACACTCACATTGAAGAAGGAGACGGTTTCAAAGTCCTGAGATACGGGCTCGGGAGCATCGTTCTCATCATCGGCTATCCCCAGTCGGAAAACGATCTGATCGACGCGCGGAATGCCATCGCCAAACAGCTCGACCATGAAATCAGCATGAACGGGCGACGGCACGGCGGACATCGTTCCGTCCGCGCCGCCGTCGTGCCGGAGTCAGTCGTCGATCTCAACCAGCGACCACCACAGGGCGGCACGCGGATTGAGATAGATAAGAGACCCCTCGGGGACACCGAGAGCCCGACCCCGAACCGAAACCACGCCACCCGACGCGGCGGCGCTCTCCAATTCATCGAGAATCTTCGACGGATACTCTTCTCCCGCTAAATCGACAAACCGTCGCTTATCGGCGGTCGTCTCAAACACGAGTCGATACGTCATTATTCTTCACCTCCTCTCATTGCTGGTAGTTAGGCAATGTCCAGCTTAGGGGAGGTGAGCCAACACATAAAAGGAAGAAAACCAATGAGCGAGAAACTCACCATCGCGAACCCCGAGGACGGGAACCGTCCCCTCTCCTATCAGGCTCTCAGCCACGGCATCGACGAAATCCGTTTGGGTGACATGGGCATCACGGACGCGGTGTGGCGCGGGCCGCACAGCGAGCTCGTGGCCTTGGCCCGTCGAATCCTCGGAGAAGAGGTGGAGTGATGGCGACGAAAATCGAACGCCGGCCCTGGACCATCGAACAGGTCATGGCCTACACGGGGCTCAAGCGCGACCATCTGGCGCAGCTTCGGTTCCGTGGCACCGGCCCCGCCTTCCACAAACCCACCAAACGCACCGTCATCTACGACAACATCGACGTGATCGACTGGTGGGACAAGTGCAAGACCACCACCACAGGTCCCGTGGCAAGGGGCGCACGATGAACAACCATGATTACGGACATCATGCCAGCGGCTACCGTAATCCGGAACCGGGCGAACCGTCTCGGGGCTTCATGCGCCGGCTGGTCTTCTGGGGCGTGGTCCTCACCGTCTGCCTGATTTGGGTGATGACCCACGCGGGATGCGCCCACCCGCTCGGCAACACGGCCGCCTCGCTCGTGGGCTTCGGATTCGTGCCATTGCGCCTGGTCTGCCTCGTGCTGGCCGAGGCGGGCGTCGAATAAGAACTTGCCGGGGTTCCTATTCTTTCCTTCCCCGGCAATCGACAAGGACAGTCGCTAACACCATCGCGTCGTACTCAGAGCAGCGGGTGCGGCGCACGTGGGGCCGGCAGGTTCGCCCCCGCTGGAGATCACGCGGTGTCATGTACGCGGGGCAAACAGCGGGATGCCGTTCGATTCGGCTCGGTCCACGAAATCATCCAACCATCGAAGAGAGGGGAGTGCGATGACTCAACCCGACGACTACGACCACCGAGAAGAAGGCGAAAGCCTGTTCGAATGGCCGCTGGACAGCGCCGGCCTGCGCATGGGTGCCGGCGAATTGCTGGATCACTTGTTCGAGGTCATCCAGCATCTCAACCGCACGGATGCGTGGCCGTTGACCATACTGCCGCCGCGTTGGGGCGATGTGGTCGTGGACCGGGAACGCCGCCAGATTTCGGCGGTGTGTCTGTGGAAACGCAAACCGATCAAAAACCATAAGGAGGACTGAATGTGCAAGCAAACCGAGACAGAAACCGAGCCCGAGGTTACGCCGCGCGTGGCCTTCGCCACCATATTGCAGTCGCTGGTGGCCGATTCGCCGAACAAGCCAACTCTGCCCGTGATGCTGTGCATGCTTGACCAAGCGATGGATCATACCGGGCTGCGACTGGAGCGCGATGCCACGCCGACGGACTATGAGGACGATGTGACGGAAGCGCGCCGCGGCCTCTCGCGCAAGGCGTATGACGTGACGAGCCTGCTGGCCGACGTCGCGGCCGGTGACGGCGACTGGGAACTGTTCGACCTGGCCGACGAGGCACGTTCCGCCGCCGTTGCCCTGCTGCGCGCGTTGGACGGTGATGCGTGATGGCCGGGGAGAGCGTTCTCACGATCATCGGCAACCTGACCGCCGACCCGGAGCTGCGCACCACGGGCGGCGGCGCGACCGTGGCGAGCTTCACGATCGCTTCGACCCCGCGCAACTGGAACCGGCAGACCAACCAGTTCGAGGATGGTCAGGCGTTGTTCATGCGCTGCTCCGCGTGGGGCGACATGGCCGGCCATTGCGTCCAGTCCCTGAAGAAGGGCATGCGAGTGATCGCCCAGGGCCGACTGAGACAGCACTCGTACCAGGCGCAGGACGGCTCCCAGCGCACGGTCATCGACATGACCGTCGACGAGATAGGCCCCTCATTGAGGTATGCGACCGCCGCCGTCAACCGTGTCCAATCCGGTCGCGGCTATTCCGGTGGCTCGACCTATGGGGACCCGGCCAAACCCGCCAACCAGCAACAAGGCTGGCAGGACGGCTCCCCGACTCCCGCGCAGAACCCCGGCATGCCGGAAGGCGACCCGTGGGCTCAGCCGGCACCCGCCTCTCCCGGCGCCACGTTCGGCGCTTCCAACGATTTTTCATCAGACAGCCAAGACCCCGAATTCTAAGGAGATTCAATGTCACGAAAGAAAAAGACCGATGGCGTGCAGGACGCACTCATCCCCGACGAAATAACACCGCTCATGCTGCTCGCCCTGACGGCCAAGGCATCACGCATGAAGGACGCCGCGGCCGCGTTCCGCATCGCGGCCAGCAAGATGCTCGACCTGGCCACCAAGGACGAATACATCGAAAAATACAAGAACATCGACCCCATCACCGACGCCCTGTACGACGCCTGCGATCTCTCGCAGCACATCTTCGACGCCGCCAACGCGGTCAACGACCTCATTAACTATCCGGTCGAGGCCCGCGAACGCGTGGTGAAGGCAGATATCGAGCGCAGTTTGTTGGATCCGTGGCGTGATCTGCCCACGTCTGGTGTGGATCCGGATACCGGCGAGATCAAGGAGGGCTGAACCATGGCAAAACGCAAGCACGGACGCCAGCAACTGGAGCATGAGCGCCAACGCCGGCGCAGGAAGCGCATGCCGCACCTGCCCGCGCACCAGAATCTATCGATCAAGGAGCAGTGACCCGATTCAGTGGCTATCAACATCATCGATATCAACGTAAAGAACCTCATCCCGAACCCGAACAATCCCCGCAAGGACGTGGGCGACGTCACCGAGTTGGCCGACAGCATCAAGGAGCAGGGGTTGCAGCAGGCGCTCGTGGTCACCCCCGACCACGAGGAACATGGCGAGCGCATGTTTCGTGTGGTGATTGGTCATCGTCGTTTGGCGGCGTGCAAGTTGGCTGGTTTGGAGTCCGTGCCGTGTGTTGTGCGCGAGATGGACGCTCGCACGGAGCGTGAGTTGATGCTGGTGGAGAATTGCCAGCGTTCCGATTTGACGCCGTTGGAGGAGGCGGACGGGTATCAGGGTTTGCTTGACCTGGGTGCCGGTGTGGGTGAGCTTGCGGCGAAGACGGGGCGTAGCGAGTCGTTCGTGCGTGGCCGGTTGAAGATCGCGCGTATTCCCGCCGATGTGCGTTCCGGGTCGGAGGCGTTCGCTCAGTTGTCGCTTTCCCAGTTGGATGATCTTGCGGAGTTCGAGGCTTATCCCGACATGATGGCTGAGTTGGCTTCGATGGCGGGCACCAAGAACTGGGATTGGAAGCGTGGCCAGCTGCGGTCGCGGGTTCGCGTCGAGGCGTGGCAGCAGAGCATGAGAACAGTGCTTGAAGCTCTGGGCCTGACTGTGGATGTCTCGGCTTCGGCGTGGACGACGCCGGAGGGCTACCGGTTCTACGACATGTGGAGCGGCGAGCCCGACCAGTTCGAGAAATGGTGGAAGAAATGGCATGAAGCCCACCCGTACGGACAGCCGATAATCCGGTTCAGCGACTGCACCGTATTGTGCTTCCCGCAATTGTCGCCTGAGGAGATCGCCGAACGCGACGCCAAGATCGAGCGGAGGGAACGGGAGCAGGCGGCATTCCAGGAGGCGTTGGCCGCCCGCAAGGAATTCAACAGGCTGGCGTACACGCTGCGCACGGACTGGATCAGGAAGCACGCCACCGGGTTCAACGGCGGCCAGTTGCGCAAGGCCACTACGCGTCTGAGCCTGCTCGCGCTGACCGGCACCGAACTTTGCCACGGACTGATCAGCGGCGCCTCATGGAACAACATCGACAACGTGCTCGACGCATACAATCTGCTCGCCGCCACGCCGCTGCTATACGACGACACGAGCGACAGGGAAATGCGGCGCGAACAGAACCTCACGGAACTGCATCGCCGCCAGCACGTCGAGGGAGCCGCGAACAGGGAGCTCCTGCTCATCCTGTGCGCCCAGATCGAAGCACTCATCAAACCCGGCACATGGGCCAACAAGGACGACATCACCATCGCCCGAGCCTACTACCACACGCTCGCAGACCTCGGATACCCCACCAGCGACGAGGAAAACAAGGCACTCAACGGGTGTTTCCTGCCCGAAGACGACGAGGCGGAGTGAACCATGACGTGGACCCAGATAGACGACGGGCTCAACTTCAGCCCGCAGACCATGCCCGGCACGGTGTCCAACGCCGCGTTGGGCCTATGGGTCAGACTCTGCGTGCACACCGCGTACCAGCTGCGATTTCCAGCATTCGACGGCGCATTCGACCTCACGGTCGTGCGCTCGCTGAAAGGCAACGCACGGCAGGTGACGGAACTGGAGGCCGCGGGAATGCTCGAACCGGCGCTCGCCGCCGGCCGGTGGATGGTGGTCGAGGCCGATACTCTGATGAAATTCGGCGGCACTTCCGGCAGCGAACTCAAGGAGAAAAGGGCCAAGGCCGGGCATGCCGGCGGCGTCGCTTCGGGCGAGTCTCGGCGAAGCAAACGCGAAGCAAATGCTTCGAAGCAAAACGAAGCAAGTGCTTCAAGCAAACCGCGAAGCAAAACCGAAGCAAACCATGAAGCAAAAGACGAAGCAAACGGTGAAGCAAAACCGAAGCAAACGTCTGAAGCAAAACGAAGCAATTGCTTCGAAGCAAACGAAGCAACCGGTCCTAACCTAACCATACCTAGCCTTACCTCCCCTGTAGCCCCCTCCGCGCCGAACGCCGAACCGGAGCCGGCCGAGCCGAGCCAAGCCGTGGCCGAATCCGGCCACGCCAGGCCGGTGCCGAGCCTCGCCGAAGCCGAGGCCTTGGCCGAGGCCGACCCGTTCGCGTTCGCCTGGGACCGGTACCCGAGCCATACCGGCAGCCGCGACCAAGCCCAAAACCTGTGGCAGGCCGTCACCAGCGGCAGCGACCCGACCATGCCCCAGGCCGAGCCGAGCCAGCTGCTCGGCGCCGTCATCCGCTACGCCCAGACCGTGCGCCAGGACGGCGACCGGTTCGTGCCGTCGATGCGCAAATGGCTCGAAAACCGCCAATACACGCAATGGCTCCAAAACGAACCGCAACGCACCGAATGGGGCGGCATCACCCGCCAATGGCTCCAAACCCACGCCATCAGCCAAGTCCCCACGGGAGCGTGGACGGACAGCGTCGAACAGACGTTCTGGGCCCACGTCAAAACCGGCGAAAAGCCGGAGACCGTGGCACAACGGCTCGTGACGGAAATCAACGAAAGGCATCAAGCATGAGCGACCAACCCACAGCCGCGACCCTGCGCCTCGTGGAAGGCCGCGAAAACAACCGGTGCATCGTCTGCGACCGATACCTACGCGGCGGCGAATGGCCCGGCAACAGCCACCACCACCGGAAACGCCGCTCGCAGACGTACGGCGACCCCGAACGGCACAGCCCCTCGAACGTCATCGACGTGTGCGGCATGGACAACAGCACCGGATGCCACGGATGGATCCACCAGCACCCCGAACAAGCCAGGGCATTGGGCTACCTGCTCAAAAGCTACGACCCCGCACCCAGCACAGTGCCCGTGTACAGCTGCCGGCGCGGCTGGATACTGCTCGACACCGACGGCCAATGGCATTCATGCCCTCCACCAGAGGGCATGCCCAAACATCCCACCATCAACCGAAAGGAACAACAATGGCCAACCCCAACACCTACAACACGGCCTGCGTCACCGGCGTCATCGACAACGTGGACTTCACGCTACGCGACGACTCCACCAGCGTGACCATGCTCATCCCACCCGACACACCCGTAGGCACCAGAACCATCATCATCCCCCAAGGCTTCACCCTCGCCGAACACCGGATCATCCGCGAAGCCCTCGCCGACGCGCTCGCCGACCACGGGGAGGAACTATGAGCCCCGAAAAACCAGACGCTTTGCTGTGGATGGACGTGGAAACCACCGGCCTCGACACGAACAGATGTTCGATACTCGAAATCGGCCTGCGCTGCACCAGCATGGACGCAACCCGCGAGCACGCGCGCCTCGAAGCGATCATCCACATCAGCCGAGAGACCATGCTCACCGCGCAACTGCCCGCCCTGGACCTGCACCTGAACAACGGCCTGCTCGCCCAATGCGAGACCAGCGACCCCGTCCACTGCTCGCCCGAGGCAATCGCACGGGAAGCCACAAGGTTCATCGGGGACATGGCCGGCATGTACACCTTGCATCCCGCAGGCACGAACATCCAACACTTCGATTTGCCCATGATCCTCAGATTCTGCGCCAAGGCCCGCGTATTCGATTCATCGCCCATCGATAGCCTGCTGTCCTACCGGGCCCTCGACGTGACCACACTGCGCCTCACCGCCAAGACCCTCGGCCAAGACCCCTACACGCCCCGGTCGAAGCCCACGCACCGAGTCCACGACTGCCTGAACAGGGACATCGCGGAATACCGCCACTACCTCACCCTCATGACGGGGCCGGCGCTCGCAGAAAAGGAGGACCGGCCATGAAGCCACGCTGCATCCTGTGCCGCAAGCCCGTGCCCGACAATCACACCCGATGCGTCAAACACTGGCTCAACAACCAGGACCAATGGATGGAGGACGACCAACCGGTACACGAGCATTGCACCCCACGAAGGAGACCCGCATGAGCCACACGGCACGAATCTGGACACAAGACCAACTCACCGAAGCATTGGCGAGCGCCTGCGTGCTGGAAGGCGTGAGCATCCTGCACTTCGGCCAATACTCCGATACGGCCAGCCGGAACCTCAAGGCGGTGGCCAAGACCATGTACGAGACCAGTGGCGAGCCGACCATCGTGGAGGACGACGATGAGTGACCTCATCCAACAGGCCCTCACGGCGCTCGCCGACGCGGGGCTGGGCAACGAGTCAGCCGCCGAATCGTTTGTGCTGGGCTATCAGACGGGCTATGACGCGGCGCTCAACCTGGCCATCCGCATCGAAAACGAACTCAACTCGGACGAGCCCACGGACGAGGAGATCGAGACCTGCGCTCGAGGGTTCTTCGAGGGCACACCCGGCCCCACCAACTGGGACGCCGTCAGCGAAGTCTCCAAACAGGCATGGCTGTACGCGGCCAAAAAGGCGCTCGCAGCCGTCAACGCCATGAAAACGAAGGAACAACAATGAACGAGAACACAACCCTCACCGACATCATCGACGCGGCGCTCGCCGCCGGATGCCAGATCAGCGTGACCGTCACACCCAAAGACTTCTACGAACAGGAGACGGAAGAATGAACGTGAGTGAAAGCATCGACTGGAAGCACTCAACACCGAGCGAACTGTTCCTGCACCGGTTCGTCGCCATCACGAAGAGCGGCCAGACACTGGACGGCTACCTTTCCTACTTCCCCCAAAACGGCTGGTGGATCCTCCAGGATGCGGACAACCTCACCACCGTCATCAAACCGGACGCCAACGGCAACCCCACACTCAACACCGAACTCTTCCGCTCCATCAACGTGCTCAAGGAGATAAGATGAAAGAAATTACATTAATCACCACCGATTTTTACATTAGCGTGCTCGGAGGCACGCGATGAAGCGCGGAAGCTGGTCGGTGGAATCCACCATCGGGCTCGTCTTCACCATCGCCCTCGCCGTCATCGTCGCGATGGTGCTGGCCGTCATCGGCCTCACCGCCTATGCGGCAACGAACGTGGCGCCGGAACAGACCATCGTCCAGAAAGTCGAGACCACCGGCGATGTGCGCCGCCTGTGCATCGAAGCCAAGACCGGCGAGCGCATCGATGCCATGTCATGCGATTTGATTGACCCGCACACGGGAGGAGTCAGGGAATGACCAGCCAGGAACAACGCGACAAAGTGCTTCGCATGATGCGCGACCAAAACACGACGCTCGAGATTTCCGGCCAGCTCGGCATCCCGTTGCGTGAGGTCGTCGCCATCATCCAATCACAAGGCAAGCCGCCAGCACCGCCGAGGAAGGTGGAGTTCATCGAACCCACGTTCGACATTCCACGGGAATAAACGAAACCCTCCACCGGAGCGGAGGGCATGTCTGCGAAAACCATTTTAGCCGACGTGGAGGGGTTTCGATGGATTGCCAGAATTGTGCCGCCAATATCGATGACGGATGGACACTGTGCGCGCCGTGCGAGCTGAGATTCGCCGGCATGCTGCTGCGCCTGGCGCGTGACGTCACGCCATTGCATGACAGCCTCGACGCGACATTGCATCCGGGCGGGCATGCGCCCGTGCGCATCCAGACGGCCATGCCGCCCACGCCTATCAGGCTGGACGTGCTCGACCTCATCGACATGCTCGACGCCACCGCAAGGGAACTATTGCGCCGGCTCAACGGCGTGGGGGGCTTCGACCGGCACTGGGACGAGCACGAGGAGGATCTGGCATCGACGCTGCGACTGTGCGCCGGCCGTGCCAGGCTCGGCCGGTTCTCGGATGCTGGCTGCTACATGGCGACCATCAATAATCTGGCCGGGAAAATCGACCTCGCGTTGGATCCTCCCGAGCAATGCCGCGAGATCGGCACATGCGAATTGTGCAACACGATGCTCACCGCAGGCGCGGCAGACCAGTGGGCCACCTGTCCCGTGTGCGGGAGGGAACAGCGAGCGCAGACGGTCAAACTGCGTAGGCTCGAGACGTTGTGTTGGGATGATTCCAAGCGAGGTTCGGCGGCGGAGATAGCCAAGGCGTTCACCGACGCGGGAATCACCGTGCGCAGGGGCACGCTCAACGTGTGGGTCAACCGGGGCAAGCTGTGCAACGGCCCTCAGGGCATCGCCTACTGCGACGTGTACCGGCTCGTGGTCGGAGGTGCAGCTTGACAAAATCGCGACTGTAACCGATGATTGCAGTGGCAGAAGTGTCGAAAAACCCAGCTCATGTGGCTGGGTTTTCGCGTATCTGACCGCATTGCATGGGGCGAGAGTACTCCGCCGGCACGTCCAAAGCGCCGGTGATGTTCGCCCCGCCACTCTTTTCATTTGATTGTGAGGCGATGACGCCATGACAATGCCAGGCATGCCGACCATCAGCCTGCAGATCACGTGCAGGGGGAACACCCTCGCCGACATCGACGCCCTGCCCGTGCCCGTGAGCGTCACCCCGGCCGGGCATATTGTGGTCGACCCCCTCGAACCCGTCGTGCGCCGGTCCGTGCAGGCGTTCGCGGGCGCATGGCAGCGGTCGTGCGACAAGGCCGGGTCATGAGCGGCCATCGTGGCAACACCCGTCATGCCAATGGCTGGCGACGCCAGCAGGTCGTGGCCCGCGTGCTGGCGGCCTACGACACGTGCCATTTGTGCGGCAGGCCCGTGGACAAATCATTGCCGCCGGGATTGCCGGGCTCGCCCGAGGTGGACGAGATCATCCCGGTCAGCAAGGGCGGCTCGCCCTACCTGTTCAGCAACTGCCGGCTCGCGCACCGCTGGTGCAACCGCGTCCGCTCCAACCACAGCGTCGCGTGGGCGCGCGAACGCATCAAACAGCTTCTTCAACAGGGGCACATGGCCGACCTGAAGGCCACCTCGATGCCGTTGGCGACGAGCGGCGAGTGGTGAGTCCTGGGGAGGAGACCCCGTCCGCCCCGGTCGAAGCCCCCTCGGGCGCAGGGCCGATATCTCCCCGGCATGTCAAAACGTAACGCCTTGGACGGCCGTTACGTTATCCCGTTACGTTTTTTGGAGGTGAGCGCGGTGATCTGCGAGGAATGCGGCCAGCCGTTCACCCCGTCCGGCCGTGGAAAGAAAGCGAAATATTGTTCGGCCAAATGCAAGCAGCGCGCCTACCGCAAGGCCAAGCGCATGAGCCGCGTCACCACGCCTCCAGCCCCGGCCGGGGACGTGGAACATGAGCCCGAGGCGATGGACGCCCTCACCGCCGCCGATTTCGAGGCGATGATGAACGACGGGCCCGAGGACTACGTGAGCGTGCTCAAACGCACGCAGGCCCGGCTCAAGGAAGCCATGTTCAGCGCCGGCACCCCGCCGGGCAGCCTGACCGGCATCAGCAAACAGCTGCTCGCCCTGACCCGCGAAATCGAACGGCTCGAAGGCAACCCCGCACAAGGCATGACGACGCAAGAAGATCCAGAGGACGACGACGATGACGGAGAATTCCGACCCGAAGCTATCTGAGGTCGCACGCCACATCGTCATGCCCTCCGGCATCGTCACCAGCATGTTCCCCAAGGTCAACAAACGGGCCAAAGCATGCGGCATCCGCTACGACCGCTGGCAGCAGGGACTGCTGACGCTCATCCTCGGCCGAAGAGCCGACGGCACGTTCGCCGCCTCCGTCGGCGGCGTGGTGTTGAGCATCTGCCGCCAGACCGGCAAGACCTTCACCGTCTCCAGCCTCGTGGTCATCCTGTGCACGCTCATCCCCGACCTGACCGTCATCTGGACCGCGCACCACAACCGCACCAACAGCAACACGTTCGACCACGTGCGCACCCTGGTACGCAACCCCGCGCTCATCGGATACCTCGACCACTCCGGCCGCACCGACGGCGTGCGCGGCGGCAACGGCATGCAGGAAATCACCTTCGCCAACGGCAGCAAGATACTGTTCGGCGCACGAGCCCAAGGCTTCGCCCGAGGCAACGACGCCGTAGACATCATCGTGTTCGACGAAGCACAGATCCTGACCGAACAGGCCATCAGCGACATGGTGCCCGCCACCAACACCAGCCCCAACGCGCTCGTGCTCTACATCGGCACCCCACCGCGCCCCGCCGACCCCGGCGAAGCGTTCACGGAACGCCGCCGCCAGGCGCTCGCCGGCGAGGACGACATGCTCTACGTGGAATTCTCCGCCGACCGCGACGCCGACAGCGACGACCGCACCCAATGGAGGAAAGCCAACCCGAGCTTCCCGCGCCGCACCAGCGAAACCAGCATGCTGCGCATGCAACGCCAGCTCGGCAAGGACAGCTTCCGCCGCGAGGCACTGGGCATCTGGGACGAGACCACCACCAGCCAGGCCATCAACCCCGAACAATGGGCCAAAGCCGCCACCGGCACACCCAACATCAAAGGACTGATCGGCTACGCGCTCGACATGAAACCCGACCGCAGCTCGCTGGCCATCGGCGGCGCCGTCAACCACAGGGACGGCACCGCGCACATCGAACTACGCCGCTTCGAGGCCACCCAATCCAAAGGCACCCAATGGGCGGTCGACTACATCGCCGACCACTGGCCGCGCACAGCAAGCGTAGTCATCGACTCGCAATCACCCGCCATGAGCCTGCTGGCCGACCTCAAAGCCCGGCACGTGAAAGTCATCGTCACCAACTACAGCGACATGGGCCGCGCCTGCGGCAAATTCCTCGACATGCTCAGAGACGGCAAACTCACCCACCTGCCGGACGACAAAGCACCGGCGCTCGCCACGGCCGTGGCCAACGCCACCACACGCAGCATCGGCAAATCCGGCGCCGTCGGATGGAACCCGATGGGCAGCGACATCGACATAAGCCCGCTCGTGGCATGCACGCTCGCCCTCTACGGCACCACCATAACCAAACGAGACCCCGACCGAGTACAGGAGGTCATGATCGGATGAACGAACAATCCATCAGCATCGGCAACCCCTACCTGTCCACCGGCTCATCGTCCGTGACACACATCGCCAACGTGCCCGACAACGACATGGCCGACATCACCCGCCTACTGGAACTCTGGCGCAACAAATACCCACGCAACCTGCTACGCTCCGCGTTCTACGACGCCAAACAACGCTTCAACAACCTCGGCATCAGCATCCCGAACATCGTCGCCCAGAAAGCCGGCGTCGTGGTCGGCTGGCCACAGAAAAGCGTGCGCGCGCTCGCCGACAAGAGCGTGTTCGAGGGATTCGAGACCGCCGCCGGGGCCGACGACCACGGCATCGACGAGATCATGCGCATGAACGAGCTCGAAACCGACATGAGCGAGGCCGTCATCAGCTGCTACAAGCACTCCTGCAGCTTCCTGACCATCGACTACGACCCGGACGACAACGAGCGCATCCTCATCACCCCGCGCTCGGCCGACTGGTCCGCCGCACTATGGGACAACGAACGCCGACGCATCAAAGCCGCGCTGACCATCACCGACAGCGACAAATGGGGCAACATCACCGCATTCAACGCATGGCTGCCCGGCCGCAACTACGCCTGCATGAAAACCGGATACGGGTGGGACGCGGAACCCCAATACAACCGGCTCGACCGCGTGGCCGTGGTGCCCATCGTCTACGACAAGCAGATGGACCGCCCCTTCGGCCGCTCACGCATCAACCGGGCCCTGATGAACCTGACCGACATGGCCATGCGCACCATGGTCCGCATGGAAGCGTCCGCCGAATTCTACTCGGTGCCCAAAATCTGGTTCCTCGGCCTGAGCCGCGAATCCTTCCAACAGGACACGTGGAGCGCGCTTGTCAGCAGCATCAACGCGGTCAGCCGCGACATCAACGGCGACATCCCCGAACTCAAGCAGGTCTCCCAGGCATCGATGCAACCCCACGGCGACATGCTCGAAACCATAGCCATGCTCGCCTCGGCCGAAACCGACATCCCACCCGAACAACTCGGCATACGACTGGCCAACCCCACCAGCGCCGAAGCGCTCGCCGCCGCCGAGAACCAGCTGACGCGCACCGCGAACCGGCAGAACCGCATGTTCTCCCGCCAGCTCCTCAACGCCATGGGCATGGCCGTGCAATTGCGCGACAACAGCCCGCAGCCGCCCGACCTGACCGGCATCCGCCCC